AGCTAGGAACCAGTTCATAAAGTGTCTACTAAGTACCCCATCCGAACGGAAGGGGTATTATTGTATGTACATACACGAGGAAACACATGCTTGAAGTCAAAGGACAACTTGCTAAACTGCTTGCTCAGGAAGATCTGATCGTAGAGCACCGTCAGGTAGAGACAGCACAGTTTGATGTAGAGCGTAGAGTCCTCACCCTACCATTGTGGGAGAAAGCATCCAATGAAGTACTGGATATGCTCATCGCACATGAGGTTGGACATGCTTTATACACCCCTAATACATGGGATCACGTTGGTTCTGTACCTCAGTCCTATGTGAATGTTGCTGAAGATATAAGAATTGAAAAATTAATGAAGCGTAGGTACGCTGGACTACCTAAGACCTTCCGTAAAGGTTATGAGAAGTTCGCTGCTGAAGACTTCTTCCAGTTAGAGGGTCAGGATCTTAATAAATTCTCACTTGCTGATCGTCTTAATATTTTCTTCAAGATTGGTCACTTTATTGATGTACCTTTCACTGAAGAAGAGGAGACTTATAAACTTACTGGATGGGATCTAGAAACATTTGAAGAAGTCCTTCAGTATGCTAAGGATTTGTATACATATGACAGGAAGCAGAGGGAGAATCAACCTTCTCAGACTCCTACCGATTCCCAAGAGCCTAACGGTAACTTGCAATCGGATGAAGTACCGCCTACCCAACAGTCATCGGACGAATCTAATACAGAAACTACAGAAGAAGGGGATCAGGACGGTTCTAAAACTGAATCAGAGGGTCAAGATCTTAACCATGATGAGGGTGCTGCTGATGAAGGTGGCCACCGTGGTGGTGAAGGTCATGTAGAAGACTTGGAAGCAAAAACAGATTCCACTTTGTCTGAATCTATCCAAGAACTTGTTGATTCTTCTGCTCCTGTCATAAATTATGTACAGATTCCAGAGTTAGATCTTAAACAGATAATTGCTAGTAGTGAAGAGGTTCATAAGTGCTTAGAAAATTATTGGAAAGAGTTCTTTCCTAATTCAGATACATTTGATCGAGTCAATGAAGCATATAGTCAGTACAAAATTAATTCAAACCGTGAAGTCAACTATTTGGTCAAAGAGTTTGAGTGTCGCAAGGCAGCTTCGAGTCATGCTCGTAGTTCTGTTAGTCGCACTGGGGTTCTCGATACAACGAAGCTTCACACTTACAAATATAATGACGATATTTTCAGGAAGATAAGAATTACTGCTGATGGTAAGAACCATGGTCTAATATTTAATTTAGACTGGTCTGGATCGATGCAGATGATCTTACATGACACTGTAAAGCAGTTACTTAACCTCGTAGCATTCTGTCGTAAAGTTAAGATTCCTTTTGAAGTCTATGCTTTTACTAATGAGTGGGAACCTGGTGAGAATTGCTGGTATAAGAACCCTAAAAAAGAAGGTGATATCAGAATAGCAGGGTTTAATTTACTTAACTTGATAACAAGTAAAGCAAAGACTAAGGATATCGATAGAGCATGTAGAAATCTATTCAGAATGTCACATGCGATTCGTCACCATTCACGTTATGGAATACCTAACAGACTTTATCTCTCTGGCACACCTCTCAATGAAGCGATCATTGCTATGAAGCAGGTCATCCCTCAGTTTCAGAATACTAATAAGGTTGAGAAGGTACATGTTATCAACCTAACTGATGGAGAAGGAAGTGGTATACAAAGATGGGGTAATGCTAGACACTCATGGGACATAGAATCTTTAGGAATAAGATCAGATGATGATAAATTATTCCCTAGAGATATACATGGATGTCAATTACGTGATCGTAAGATAGGTAGAATCTATCCAGCATTCAATCACAGACAGTGTTACTATGGCGATTCATCACCATGGGTACAGAATCTACGTGATAACTTCCCTCAAGCATCAATCATTAGCATACGTTTAATTAGTGGTAATGACTGGAGTAGAGTACAGACTAAGCAAACATGGGAAGACAGACAGAAGTCTCAGGTTGAGTGGAAAAAGCATAGATCATACATTGATCAGACTTCTGCTTACACTAGATCACTCTATATCCATAGTAATACATTCGATGAGACTAAGAATGAGTTTGAAGTGAAAGAAGATGCTAAGAAGGGTGATATTACTAGAGCATTTAAGAAGTCTCTTAAGAATAAGAAATCAAGTAAGAGAATATTGAATGAATTTATAGCATTGATAGCATGAAACCTCAGGTACATCAATTATTTCCCACCCCTGTACTGGAGAGTCACATCCCAGTACAGAAAGAGTGGCTTGATTTTGTTAAGACATTAGACTATGATCGTACTGCCATGGATAATGGTTATATTTCTAACAATAGGAATATATGGGAGTATGATGAACTCAGATCACTGTACCATGAGATTAAAAATGCTGTTAAGTATTTTGCTTATGGTCAGTTGAATGTTTCTGGTCATGTGTACCTAGATTTACTTAGAGGATGGGGTGTTAAGCACCTACCTGGTGACTGGGCACAGAATCACTGTCATATGAATAGTATATTCTCAGGGATATATTATCTTGATGTGTTTGAGAAGAGTGGTGATGTGGTTATGGAGAAGGGACAGTTACATCCTAACTGTTTCATGCCTACGCTATCACCTGATGTACATATGTTTAACAAGTTCACCATGCAGTCGTGGAGGTGCCACCCTACCAATGGACAAATCTTAATATTTCCTTCACAACTTATACATAACGTGGAGAAAAACGAGTCAGAGAACGTACGTTGGTGCGTTGCCTTTGATGTTTTCATCCGAGGAACCATAGGAACTTATGCTGGATCGAATGTGACGATCAAATAAGTGTCCCTAAGTGGCTTACAATACCCTCTTGGTACTGTATTGTAAGTACATACGAAACAAATCCCAATGGCTAAGAAACTCGACAGAGCATCCGAACTTCGTTCTCAGTATGGGGACAGTATAGATGCCGCACAAGTAAGAGAATACTGTGCTGCTCAAGGATTGACCTATCCTACCCTTGCTAAACAATTACGTAAGTATAAAGTAGAGGGCAAACGTGGTCAATGGAATCTTACAGTACGTGAAGCATTAGAAAAGACACTTACGAAATCTCCTGCTACAGTAGAGAGAGTTGATCAGAACCTAGTACCATTTAAGGACGAAGAGTTCGTACCTTTTGGTAACTTCTCTGATCTTAAGAAGGTCATTAAATCCAAGACCTTCTACCCAGTATTCATCACTGGTCTATCAGGTAACGGTAAGTCTTATTCAGTAGAGCAAGCTTGCGCTGCCTTGAATAGAGAATTGATCCGTGTTAACATTACTATTGAAACTGATGAGGATGATCTTATTGGTGGGTTCCGTCTTGTTGATGGGAACACTGTTTGGCATAATGGTCCTGTCATAGAGGCACTAGAGCGTGGTGCTGTTCTTCTCTTAGATGAGGTGGACTTAGCATCTAATAAGATTCTCTGCTTACAGAGTGTCTTAGAGGGTAAAGGTGTCTTCCTTAAGAAGATAGGACGCTACGTGAAACCTACTAATGGATTCACTGTAGTTGCCACTGCTAACACTAAGGGTAAAGGATCCGAGGATGGTAGATTCGTTGGTACTAATGTACTTAATGAAGCATTCCTTGAGAGATTCCCATTAACCTTTGAGCAAGAGTATCCTAGTCCAGTTACTGAAGCAAGGATACTTGGTTATCATTGTGATGATGAGGGTTATGTCAAGAACTTATGTGACTGGGCAGACATCATCCGTAAAACGTTCAAGGATGGTGGCATCGATGAGGTCATTAGTACACGTCGTCTTGTTCACATAGCCCGTGCCTACCAAATCTTTGGTGATAAGGCAAAGGCAATTGCCACCTGTATCTCTCGTTTCGATGAAGAGACCAGTAGAGCATTCCAAGAGTTGTATGACAAAGTGGATGCTGATGTAGAATTTGACAAAGTGGAGGATCAAGCCTATAATGAGTAAGGATAACCAAACAAATGCGTGGGGTATGCTCCAAGAATCACTAGAAAGCATGGAAAAGAGTACACCAGAAGCAGGGATGGACAATCAGTCCATCCGCTGTAAGTATGACGAGGATGAGATTCTTAAGAAGGCAGGAGAATATATCTCCAGCACTTATAAGGGTCATTACACCAGTGAAGGGACTAACATACAGACCCTTGATCTTATTGAAGCAACTGGTGATGCCCCTGCTTTTTGCCGAAGTAATGCGATCAAATACTTGTCAAGATATGACAAGAAAGGTCGTCCATCACACGACATTTTAAAAGCAATTCATTATTGCGTCCTACTACATCATTTTATTAACAAAGACAATCGTGAAGACACTACACCCTATGAAACTTTCTGATCGTACGTATAAGGTTCTGAGAAATCTTACATCAATTAACAGATCTATACGGATCAAGCAAGGTAGTCAGTTATCCACACTGTCTATTCAAAAGAATGTACTAGCAAGTACAGAGGTTGAGGAAACATTTCCTAGGGATTTTGCTATCTATGATTTGGATGAGTTCCTTAAGATATGTTCTCTATCTGAGGACATGAATATTGACTTAGAATTTGAAAACGAATCCTTTGTTACTATTAAGGGAAGGAATACTGAAGCAAAGTATTTCTTTGCTGATCCTTCAATCGTGGTCACACCACCTGAGAAGTTACCAGAACTTCCTAGTGTAGATTGTGAGTTTGATATCTCTATTGGTCAGATCAGATCATTGAGTCAGGCTCTATCCATCTATGGTAACATAGATGATTTCTCTATCATTAGTAATGATGGTACTATACAGGTGGTTGTTGCTGATCGTGAGAATGCTTCATCTAATACCTATTCTATTGATGTAGGTGAGACTGATGCTAAGTTCCAATTCAATCTTAAGTCTGAGAATATCAGTAAGATTGAACAGTCACAAGCAATTGTTACTGGATATCATGTAGAGGTTAGTAAGTCTGGTGTTAGTCGTTGGATTAGTTCCGATAACGTTACCTATCTTATAGCACTAGAACCTGATTCATCTTATGAAGAAGATTGATATTGAAATAGTTGATGACTTTGTATCGCCCTCATACCTGAGGGCATTACAAGATTCCATAGGAGAGAAATGTCCTTGGTTTATACAGTCATCACAATCTTTATCTACCTATGCTACAGACAAGGTGGAAGACTTTGGATTCTCTGTTGGAATTGTACCACCATGGCAACCCAATCAGTTCGATCAGTCGCCCCTAGCAACGCTTGTAGCACCCCTGATTTATCAGTTGAAGGATTATGCCCATGCGGAGCATATTTTACGGTGTAGATTGGACATGACTGTCTTACATGACCACTATTTACATCCACCACATATAGATATTGACACACCTCACGTTGCCTCTATAGTATACCTAAATGAGACCGATGGAGACACCGTTATCTATGACCATCAGCAGGAGTGGGCAGAGTCTTACCCTACTGACATGAAAATTAAGACAACCATTGCACCTAAGCCAGGTCGTATGGTATTATTTGATGGGAGTTATGTCCATACTGGATATTCTCCTTCCGACCACCAGACTCGGATTCTTATTAACACAGTTTTATCATGAGTGATTTCTTATGGGTCGAGAAGTATCGACCTCAGAAGATTGATGATTGTATCCTACCTAAACGTATCAAGGATACCTTCAAAGAATTTGTACAGAAGGGTGAGATCCCTAATCTATTATTATCTGGTACTGCTGGCATAGGTAAGACCACGGTAGCCAAGGCATTATGTAAAGAGATCGGAGTAGATTACTATGTCATTAATGGTTCGGACGAAGGACGGTTTCTGGATACAGTCAGATCCCAAGCCAAAAACTTTGCATCAACTGTTTCCTTACTGGGCAGCTCTGCTCACAAGGTCATCATCATCGATGAAGCAGACAACACAACCCACGACGTTCAGTTATTATTACGTGCGTTCGTGGAAGAGTTTCACAAAAACTGTAGGTTCATCTTCACGTGTAACTTCAAGAATAAAATAATTGAGCCCCTACATTCCAGATGTTCATGTATCGACTTTGCCATTGATAAAAATGAGAAGCAACAGATCGCTGCTAGTTTCTTCAACAGACTTAACAACATCTTGGACGGAGAAGGGATTAGTTTTGATAAGAGGGTCGTCGCAGAACTCATTCAACGATATTTCCCAGATTGGAGACGAGTACTTAATGAATGTCAGCGATACTCAGTAAGTGGTACCATTGATAATGGTATACTTGCTAACGTAGGTAACGCTAACGTGGATGCTCTAGTTGACTTTCTTAAGAGAAAGGACTATGGTAATGTACGTAAGTGGTTAGTTGACAATCTAGACAATGACCCTAACATGATACTTAGATCACTATACGATGCTTTATACACTCACTTGGAGCCTAGCAGTATCCCTTCTGCTGTACTTGTCATTGCCAAGTACCAATATCAGATTGCTTTTGTGGCAGATCAGGAAATTAACTTACTCGCAGCACTCACAGAAATAATGGTGGAGTGTAATTTTAAATGAAAATAACAAAGCACCAAGAGTCTACATCTAAATCAACAAGAATTAATTTGAGAGTCCGTAAACCTCTTTATGGTCTAGGGATTCATGATGTAACGGAAGTTGGATACTACAAGTCATACATCTATGATAAGTGGAAGAACATGATGTCTCGTTGCTACTCTCCTGGTATGCACAAGAGTGAGAAGCATCGTAGATTGTACGCTGGATGTACAGTAGATCCTAGGTGGCATAGGTTATCAAACTTCAAAGAGTGGATGGAATCTCATCCTGACTATGAAACATTAACTCTTGATAAGGATCTTATATCACCAGGTAATAAGGTGTATGGTCCTGATACATGTTGTATGATAACAAGTCGTATGAACACTCTGTTGGTTCATGGTAAGTGTAAGAGTTCTAAAACTAATGATCTACCTAATGGGGTTTCTTACAGCTGTAAGAGGGTGATACATCCGTATGAAGCATATGCTTCTATTCCACCTAGCATTAGTCATAGAAAAAATTACAAGATTCATATAGGAAACTATCCTACTGTTAAGGAAGCATACAGAGCACACCTAGAGTACAAGAGAGATCTTCTTCTGGAGTGTCAGGATGATGTTCCTAATGTGACTGTCAAGGAGCACTTCCTACGTCACATAGATGAGAATTATACTAAGGTCTTAAATGATCCTCACTTTGGTTATGGGCTTGATTAATATTCTAAACAATCCTTGTACCCAAATTTACCAGAGGTTCAAGTCTGATATACTATCACCTAGTTTCTCTTGGAATTATTTTGAAGGTGATGAGGCAACACCATCCTATTATGGTCATACCATCTTAGCCCGACCAGGCTTTGATGGTATGTTTATGCCTACTCAACAATCAGAATACCTTTTACATTCTAATGAAGTTCTTAAAGAGATCTTCGATCATAATGAAATGGATGTTAAGGCAGTCTTAAGGATCAATGTGAACTGTACACACTATACTGGTGGTACATCTTCACCTATCCATAGAGACCATGACTTCCCTCACCATAACCTGTTAATATATCTTAGTAGTTTCCAACAGGGTTGTACCAGTGTGTATAGTGGTGACGTGAGGGGTGTACATTCACCCTCTGAAGATGATATAATAGAGTTCAGAGGTCTACATAATATGGAACCACCCGCACCAGGGGATCGCCGTATTGTCCTAGTCGCAACATACATTTGACATGAGCAAAGCTTTGAAAACTCCTCTTCGTTACCCAGGTGGTAAGTCAAGAGCAGTTCCTAAATTATTTGAGTTCTTACCTAAAGATATCTCTGAGTTCAGAGAACCATTCTTAGGTGGTGGTAGTATGGCAATAGCCATTACCAAACAGTACCCTGGTATACCTGTCTGGGTTAATGATCTGTATGAACCACTGGTGAACTTCTGGATCCAGTTGAGAGATCATGGAGAAACATTATCATCAGACTTAGCAGATCTTAAGGAAGAATATAATACACCAGAGAAAGCAAGAGGTTTATTTAATGAGAGTAAAGAGAATCTTCTTGAGGGTGATGACATTGATAGAGCAGTTGCTTTTTATATTGTAAACAAGTGTTCATTCAGTGGTCTTACTGAGTCCTCATCATTTTCACCTCAAGCATCTAATAATAACTGGACTATGAGAGGGATAGATAAACTCCCTGGTTACAGTGAGATTATTAAGGACTGGAAGATCACTTGCTTAGACTATGCTGACCTTGTAGCAGACTGTACAGGGCATAGTGTTAATCTTACATGTGAGTATAGTACATTCATATATGTTGACCCACCTTACAGCATTAAAGACTTTCTCTATGGAGAGAAGGGTAAGTTACATAAGGGTTTCGACCATGAGAGGTTCGCAAATGTAATGGATGATACAATTGGGAACGTAATGATTTCATATAATGACAATACTGAGATTCGTGATCGTTTTTGGGAGTGGAGCATGTATGATTGGGATCATACGTACACGATGCGTTCTACTGGTGACTACATGAAGGATCAGAAGGGCAGACGTGAACTTTTACTAACGAACTACAACACATGTCAGAAGGAAGCTTAGGAGTCAGAGTCAAGAACGGACGTTGCTCCTTGTATCATACAAGGAGAGGCATCCTTCAGGTCTTTGGTACTGGATGTACACAGGCTCTCATCAATGGTGATGAAGTACATGTCACTCTGAACAGTGGCTCTGTTGCCATCTATGAGATCAACCAGCATGGTACTGGCGTTAATGGTCCTCGGAGAATAATTACATGAAGCAGGTTGGAGTATCCTATCCTTATGTTTATAGGGATAGGTTTGACTTTAATACTGATGAGCAGGTTAAAATTGCTGACCAACTCTTTGGGTTGGTTGATCAGTATCAAGTACAGACCAGCATAGAACATGGTGGTAGATCTACTGCCAATCTAGTGGGTGTACCAGGTCATCACTTCCCCCACAATAATGATGGTAATCATACGTACATCAATTATCTTAGAGAGAAGATGATGTACCTTAAACAAGCATGGAAGTATGATAACTATCCTTTCTTTATATCTAACTCATGGTATAATGAACACTATGAAGGGGACTGGACTGACGAACATCAGCACGGTCCTTGTGTTGTAGCTACAGCATACATATTAAAACCAGAAGGTTCAGGTGAACTACTCATAAGAGATCCTCTTACAGAGATCAGAGCATCAGAACCTATGAATGTAGAACCTTGGAGACGCATTAATGTATCTCAAGGTGATGTGATATTCTTTCCTGGTTGGTTGCGTCATAAGACTGAACCTAACTATACTACTGGGAGGAGACTGATACTCTCTATGAATATCACACCAGACCACAGTTATGATTTTGAATCCCCACCTATATTATGAGCAGTGAATTATCTGACATCCTTGCTTCCATCAACAACACTAAGAAACATCTATATCTTGAGGATCCTGATCGCATCAAGTCTTATCCTAGTTACGTCGTTAATCGATGTCTGTCTGGTCATGTTGATAGTATCTTATATGCGAATGAGATGAACAAGGCAGCACACTTGCCTAACCGTCTTCAATATGACTTCTTGCTAAATACTTTGAGGAAACGTAAGCGTTTCACCCCTTGGTTGAAGAAGGAACAGATCGAAGATCTGGATCTTGTTAAAAAGCATTATGGTTATAGTAATGACAAAGCAAAGATCGCACTTAAACTTCTTACCAAAACCCAACTAGATTTTATTAGGCAAAAGCATGACACGGGAGGAAGGAGATGACAACATCTTTCACTGAACAGGAAGTTAAATGGACTCCTGACCAGATGGTAGAGGTGACTTTAAGTGAACCAGATGATTTTCTTAAGGTAAGGGAAACACTAACACGTATTGGTGTAGCTTCTAGAAAGGAAAAGAAACTATATCAGTCATGCCACATCCTGCATAAGCAGGGAAGATATTACATTGTACATTTTAAAGAACTGTTCGCACTGGATGGTAAGTCTGCGAACCTTTCTCTTAATGATGTTCAAAGAAGGAACAGAATCATTCAGTTACTTAGTGACTGGGGATTAGTAAGCATAAACAATTCAGATGATGTTGTTGATGTTGCTCCCTTGAGTCAGATTAAAGTCTTGTCTTATAAGGACAAGGGTGGATGGACTCTAGAGTCTAAGTACAACATTGGTAAGAAGAAGGCGTAAAAACCGTAGTGATAGAGAGGGGTTTCAACACCCCTCTTTTTTAATGTCGTGTTATAATTAGTTATGGATGCCGAAAGGGTCCACACAACACAAACTCGCTTATTAAAGGAGCTACTATCATGCCTAACAGAGCATCAGCATTGGCTGGATTCGATTACTCACCGTTTGGAGTAGGATTAGAAACCCTATTCGACAGACTTGAGTCCTATCATGGTCACAGTACAAGCTATCCCCCTTACAATATTATAAAGAATGACTCTACTAACTTCGACATTGAAGTCGCACTTGCTGGCTTTAAGAGAGACCAGATCGAAGTTACTACTGAACAGAACGTTCTCACAGTTGCCTCAAAGATTAAGGACAAAGATCTTGAGAGAACATATGTTCATAGAGGATTGTCCCAACGATCCTTCAAGACAACATGGCAGTTGGGTGACGATGTAAGAGTCGCAGGTGTTACGTTCACAGATGGACTTCTGAAAATTAATCTGGAAAAAGTGGTACCAGATCATCAGAAGCGAATCACTTATGATGTAACTGCGGCACTACCCGTGTCATAAATAACGTAACGATGGTGGGGAGCTTGACATTGTGTTAGCTCCCCTCTATAATGTTAGTACAAAGAACTACGCCATGATTGACGAATCAAGAATTAAGTTACTTCTGACACGAGATGGTGATACTGTCATCTGTGACTTACAGGAAGCAGTTGATAAAGACACTGGTGACAGACAGGCATACTTGATGACTGTCCCTTATAAGGTAGAGATCTCAGAGCAACCATCACAGTTGACTGATCCAGAAACCTTTGAGGATTTAGAAATTAAGATAAGGTACACACCTTGGAATCCTTTCACTGTTGATACAAGGATTGCTATCGTACCAGACTATGTTGTTTCTGTAATGGAACCAGCACCTAGTTTACTTCACACATACTTAAGTAACGTACGTAAGAAGCAGGGTGATCAAGGATCACCAGTTACTAATCCTGAGATTATATCTCCTGATGGAACGGTAGTATGAGTATAAAATTATTAATGCTTAGGACAGGTGAGGAAGTCATCGCTGAGGTTAAAGAAATAGTTGAGCCTGAGACTGAGAAACCTCTTGGGTATCATATGCATAAACCATTTCGACTTGATATTGTCAGCACTGCTGGTGGTGACAAAGGGTATCAGTTGGAGTGGTTTCCTTGGGCTCCTTTGAGTAAAGACAAGGACTTCTTTTTACCAGGCAGTCATGTGGTTACAGTATATGAACCACTGGATGCTATTAATGCCCAGTATATTTCTGCTATAGACGAGGCTAGGTACGAAGAGAATTTTAAGAAGCATGAGGAGAGATTCAATCTCAGTTATGAGGAGCAGGATCTTGATGACATGTTTGAAGAAGCAGATAAATTACTACAAGAGATGGATGATGGAGACACAACTGATACTACTGAAGGCGGGGACGTACCTGATCAGCCAGATAGAGACGCTGGATGAGGAGCCTGCTGCTCACCTTTTAAAACCGTTTATGGTGAGGGAGGATGGTACACTAGAACCGTGGCCACTTCACACAGTGGACGATGACGTGTTGATTTATTCTGATACTATTGCTACAATCTTAGAACCAAAGGATGAACTCCTTAAGAAGTATAAGACTTGTACTGAATGAGTTTCTACACCAATGTTCAATTAGTCGGGAACGATCTCCTCTATTTGGGATACGAGTACGGACAACGTATCCAGAGGAAGTTTAAGTTCTCACCTACCCTGTATGTGGTTAGCAATACCGAGACCAAGTATAAAACCTTGGACGGTAGATTTGCCAAGCCTATACAATTCAATACTGTTAAGGAGGCACGTGAATTTAGAGACAAATATAAGGATGTAGATGGATTTGAGGTTCATGGATATGATAGGTTCCTATATCAATACATCTCGTCGGAGTTTAAAGATGAGGTGGATTACGATCTTAAAGCACTTAAGATTACGTCGCTCGATATTGAGGTTGCATGTGAGAATGGCTTTCCTAACGTACGTGAATGTGCGGAACCATTACTATCGATCACAGTACAGGACTATGCTAGCCGTAAGCTTAAAGTATGGGGGACGAGGGATTATAAGACAGATCGTGAGGACGTTGAGTTCATTTTGTGCGACGGTGAAGAACATTTGCTACGCAGCTTTCTTGCTTACTGGCAAACTGATTTCCCAGATGTTCTTACTGGTTGGAATGTAGAACTATATGACGTACCATATATCTGTGGACGTATGGAGAGACTCTTTGGTAACAAAGAGATGAGGATGATGTCTCCTTGGGGTATAGTACACCGAGAGGAGATGGAGATAAAGGGTCGTCAGCAGATCATATACAACATGTATGGTATCAATGTGCTGGACTACCTTGACTTGTATAAGAAGTTCACTTATACTAATCAGGAATCATACAGGTTAGATCATATTGCTTTTGTAGAACTGGGACAACAGAAGTTGGATCACAGTGAGTTCGAGAACTTTAAGGAGTTCTATACTAAGGACTGGCAGAAGTTTATTGACTACAACATCAAGGACGTTGAACTTGTCTCTCAACTAGAAGACAAGATGAAACTGGTAGAACTTGCTATTGCTTTAGCGTATGATGCTAAGGTTAATATGAAGGATGTTTACTATCAGGTTCGTATGTGGGACACACTCATATATAATTTCCTAGGTAGGAGGAACATCGTAGTTCCACCAACAAAAAGATCAGACAAAAATCAACAGTACGCAGGGGCTTATGTCAAGGAACCGAAACCAGGACGCTATGATTGGGTGGTCAGTTTTGACCTTAATAGCTTGTACCCTCATCTTATTATGCAGTACAATATCAGTCCAGAAACCCTCAGGGAGACTCGACATGCCAGTGCAAATGTTGAAAGGATCTTAAACCAAGAGTGTCCTATTAATCCTGAGTATTCTACGTGTGCTAATGGAGCACAGTATCGTAAGGACATAAGAGGATTTCTGCCTAAGATAATGCAGAAGATATACGATGAACGTGTACAGAGTAAGAAGCTCATGCTTATGGCAAAGCAGGAGTATGAAAAGAATCCCAGTAAGAAATTAGAGAAGCAGATTAGTAAGTACAATAACATTCAGATGGCTCGTAAGATCCAACTGAACTCTGCTTATGGTGCCATTGGTAACCAGTACTTTAGATATTATAACCTTGCTAATGCTGAGGCGATTACTCTATCAGGTCAGGTCTCTATCAGATGGATAGAGAATAAGATGAATGAGTACCTTAATAAATTATTGAATACAGAGGGAGAAGATTATGTCATCGCAAGTGATACCGATAGTATTTACCTTCATTTGGACCGCTTGGTATCTACAGTTTTTGGTGATAAAGAAGTATCACAGGAGAAGATCGTCAACTTCCTCGACAAGGCGTGTCAGGAGAAGATCGAACCGTTCATTGATAAGTCGTATAAGGAACTAGCAGACTATGTGAATGCCTATGACCAGAAGATGTTCATGAAGAGGGAGAACATTGCTGCTAGGGGTATCTGGACTGCGAAGAAGAGATACATCTTGAATGTATGGGACAGTGAGGGTGTTAGGTATAATAAACCTAAGCTTAAGATGATGGGTATTGAGGCAGTCAAGTCATCAACACCATCACCATGTAGGACAGCGATTAAAGATGCTCTTGATATCATGATGTCAGGTGAGCAGGACGAGTTGGTAACCTTTATAGATAGATTCAAGGATGAGTTCTATTCGTTACCGCCTGAAGACATTGCATTTCCTAGGTCGGTCAATGGAATCAAGAAATACAAATCAACAACAGACGTGTATTCAAAGGGATGCCCGTTACATGTTCGTGGAACTCTCTTATATAATTTTTATGTCGCTAAGAAAAAACTCGAACACAAATACCCCTTAGTACAAGAGGGTGAGAAGATAAAGTATTTGTTCTTGAAGCAGAAGGATAATAAGAACTACACTAGAGAGAATGTCATATCATTTTTGAATACATTTCCTAGGGAGTTGGAACTTGAACGTTGTATAGATCGTAAGGCACAGTTCCAGAAAAGTTTCCTCGACCCTTTACAGATCATCACTAACGTGATAGGATGGGAGACAGAGAAGACATCAACACTTGAATTTTTATTTACATGAGTTTTTTAAAGGATGTCGTTAAAGAAATAGGTAACGACTACGCAGGACTCCTCTCAGACGGATCAGTCGGAGACATCGGAGGGTATGTGGATACTGGGAGTTATATTTTTAACGCTCTTGTTAGTGGGTCTATTAACAGTGGTATCCCTGCCAATAAAATTACCGCCATCGCTGGTGAATCCTCTACAGGAAAGACCTTCTTCTGTCTTGGAATAGTTGAGAACTTCCTTAAGCAGAATAAGAATGCTGGAGTAGTATACTTCGAGTCAGAGTCTGCCATCTCTAAACAGATGATGGAGGAACGTGAGGTTGATACCAGTAGGATGATCCTAGTACCTGTGACTACAGTACAGGAGTTTAGGACACAAGCAATACAAATCTTAGACAAATATTTAGAACAACCCAAAGAGAAGAGACAACCCTTAATGTTTGTTTTAGATTCTCTGGGTATGTTATCCACCTCTAAGGAACTAGCAGACTCAGCAGAGGGTAAGGACACTAGGGATATGACTAGAGCACAGGTGGTCAAAGCGATCTTCCGAGTACTCACCTTGAAGTTAGGTAAAGCAAATGTCCCTATGCTGGTAACTAACCATACATATGATGTGGTCGGTGCCTATGTGCCAACCAAAGAAATGGGCGGTGGTAGTGGACTTAAGTACGCTGCTTCTACTATAATATACTTATCCAAGTCTAAGGAGAAGGATGGTAAGGAAGTGGTAGGCAACATTATTAAAGCTAAGACTGCTAAGTCACGATTGTCTAAAGAGAATGCTCAAGTTTCTATTCGTTTATTTTATGACAAGCGAGGACTTGACAAATACTATGGACTCTTGGAACTTGGTGAGAAGTACGGAGTTTTCACTCGTAAAGGCAACCGCATTGTTGTCGGCGATAGCTCCGTTTATCCTTCTGCTATTCTTAAAGATCCCGAAAAATACTTCACGTCCGAAGTGATGGAGAAGTTAGACTGGGCTGCTGGTGAGGAATTTAGATACGGAGGTCATGGTGAAGGTTGATATATTTCCTACTAAGATATTCAGATATCATATAGAAGATCATGCTCCTATTAAGGAGAGAGTTGATCAGTATTATAAGGAACACAAACTAGAGACCAGTACACCTGATGGGTGGAACTGTAATCTCTTTACTACATTTGGCACTAAGATGTTTCCTATTGTGGAATGTATGGAGGAGTTTGGTCATGTCTTTGATGAGTTCCAAGATGAGGCAAGAATACCTGGTAATCTTTTACTCACTGACCTCTGGTTGAACTGTTATGATCGTACCAACTGGCAGGATAAGCATATACATGCTCCTGGTCAGTGGTCTGGTGTATATTTTGTACACTTTGATCCCAATGAACACAAGGGTACTCAGTTCTATCACCCTAACGAGACATTATTGGCTTGCCAAGGTGAGGAACAGAATACTATAATACCTTGGGTAACTGAAGGTGATTTAATTATCTTCCCCGCATGGTTAGAGCACTCTGCTCCCATGAACAAGTCCTCTAAACTGAGGTCTACTATATCATTTAATTTTTTGATCACCGAGGAAGTCTATGAAGGTGGAGAGTTTGATCCTGAAAAACTTATTGTTGACGGAGGAGTATCCTAGAAGGGTACTTCCATTCGTAAAGCAAGAGTATTTCCAGGACTTTACAGACAGAGTTCTGTTTGATCTCATTAATAAATACTTCGTAAAGTATTCTGCTGTTCCTACAGTTGAAGCTCTTACCATTGAAGTAGGGCAAATCTCTACACTTAGTGATGATCAGTTCAAGCAGATTACTACAAGCATTCAATCCTTAGACAAGGAGGCAACCGAGTTAGATTGGCTTCTTGACACTACTGAAAAGTGGTGCCAGGAACGTGCGATCTATCTTGCTCTCATGGAGAGTATTAAGATTGCCGATGGTTCTGATGAAAAGAAAGCCCCCGATGCGATACCTAGTATCCTATCGGAGGCACTTGGTGTGTCGTTTGACAATCACATTGGTCACGATTACATTGACGATTATGAAGAAAGGTATGAGAGTTATCACAAAGTTGAGTCGAAGGTACCCTTCGATATCGAATTTTTTAACAAAATTACCAAAGGTGGCTTACCTAATAAGACTCTTAACATCGCGCTTGCTGGTACGGGTGTCGGAAAAAGCTTATTCATGTGCCACGTCGCTAG